GTCCTGTTCTCCTTCAGGATGATTGCTTTCCAAAAAGTCAAAGTGTCGGCTCGATCTGTACAGACCTGTATCTCTACAGGAACTCTTCATAGCCTAGATATCTAAGATTGGCATTCTTGCTTTATATGGTAGTCACTCCATAACCACAAGAAGAATGAACTTCAAAATCGTTCATCGTTGTACGAGAGGGTTAATATAATATATTACTAATTGATAAATATTGCCTCCCATCACTCCATCTTCGATCTTTCCACCAACATTTTAAGATTGAGTACTTAATCACATTTGTATTTTATCGACAGGTTATAGCGCCCACTGTCCGCTGTAATAGTGTGTTAATCAAAAGAGTATACCCGAACACAAGGTGTAACAAGCTTTTTTTGTTCTTGAAGAATCTCGGATTCAGTTCTCACGAATTGGAGTTTGAAACATTCTTCAGAAGCTCGTTTCCATGAAGCCATGTTTCGCTTCATAATTGTTCTGTTTTCTTTTCTGAGTGATCGCACTTTCTCTCGATTGTCTATTTCATGTGTGAATAGATCTGAAATGTGTTCAGATTTAAATAGCTGCTGGATAGTCAGACTATTTGTGATTTGTTCATAATTCTCATGAGTCAACTTAAAATCATTTTGGGCTTTACATTCAGAGTAATCTTTGGATGTACTGACTGAAATCCTTGGTCGAATTTCGTAGTAGTGATCTATTACTTCTAAACGGTCGCGAATAATTTCTTCTGATCTTTCATGGACCTTCCATTGCGGGACGATCTTACATCGTTTCACCTGCATTTTTGATTTAGGGTCGTTCATATTAGCGATTAACAAACTACATGCACGCAAATCGTGCTCTGACATTTTTTCGTCTGATATTAAACCGGGACCTCCTAAATATTCAGGAGCAGACCACGGAATATTAGGATACTTCTTTAATGTATCGATTTGATAATGTATAAATCGACGTGAAGCTTCCTTCCATAATTCTGGTGGACATTGTGCTCGCAAATCTCTATGTAGACTGCCTAACTGATGATATTCATGTTTATGACTTGATTCTGTAGAACTACGTTGTAGACCAAATAAAATTCCTAAATTTATTGCTCTTACTTCGTGCCAGGTTCCATTTTCATATAGATACGTCATACTATTTAAAACGCATATTGGGCGATTCTCATTGGAAAAGAATGTCTTTCCAACTGATGACGAGAGGCCACCAAAGCTGGTTATTCTCTCCCAATTATACCTCAAACCTTTATTTCTGATTCGAGAACCTTTAAGGGTGCAGTCGTCTCCATTTACGTACAGAGGTACGAGAGGGACTTCTACTCCTTGGTTAAAGACTTTCTTATCAGTCATTCTATAACGAATTCCATTTGTTTGTTCAAGTGCCATACGACAAAGGGTCGCATTTACTATGCACAAAATTGGAAATGATGTTACAGAACCCATCAATTGACCTTCTCTCTGTGGAAGGGTACGTTTGATGTTCCTGTTATCGGCAAAGCTCACTTCTTCACAGAAGTCCGGAGCTAAATCATTATGCTTTCTTTGATATTCAGTATCTTCATCTTCATCATATTCTGGGTTTATGAATATGTGTCGGGTAAGTGATCTTATGAACAATTCACGATGGGTTTCATCGAGTAAGTGTTTATCAGTATCTTCTGATTCATTTAAAGTATCGACTAAAGCGTTTACAACCTCCTCGGAACAATATCCATGTAAGTTATCTGTACTTGCTTTGTAATCACCATTCACCATTACTTCGTCTGGGAAAATTCGTCCAAACATTGCATTGATATGCTGTTCCGTAATAGGTTCAGAGATCATTGTGAAAACCTTATTTTCTGATAGTATTCTCCACATAAACTTTTGCATAGGCTTAAGAAATGTGTACAAGAGTGGTGGTCCTTTTGAAATTACTCTAATTTTAAGTGCTTCTAACAGGGCGACTGCCTCAACAAGAGGTTCTTCGTCTTTTGCAAGAATTTTAATTAGATCAAAAAGTTCCGTCCAGGCTTCTCGAAGCTTGAAATCGTCGTAACCAATTGCGACTTCGTTGAATTCCTTACCCATCATAATTTCATTATATGATCGTAGGTCTTCTTTAATTCCAACTTGTCCATAGTGGCTTGATAACTTGCCTCTTGCCTTGACTTCAATCAAATCTAAGTCAACGAGTTCTTGAGGAATCTCGCTAACAAGTTTCATTTTAGAAATGATTTCCATTATAACACCGACTGCTCCTGCTTTACCTCTGCTTCTAATATAGTTAGCGGATGTAGAAGGGAAAAAAGGTTCGTAATGATGTGCATTTGTGTATGCATGATCAGCAAACAGTTCCTTAACTGTTCGTCGAAGTTCGAATTTCAGAACATCCTTTGTCAATTGTCCGGACATTCCTCGTTCATAGGCGTGTGGGAAGACTAGCTTGTCTAAAACGATTTCAGAACATATTTCTGGAACATATGGTTCAGAAGTAAGTGCTCTTACTGTTTTTTTACATGCTTCATCTCTCATATCTTCTGTGGGCCTTGGAAGACCTTTCTTTGCCAAGTTTACTGATACGGTGAACGATTCGAATAATTTGCTGTCTTTCTTTTTCAAGAGTCTAACCCATTTGTGGGCTCTACCTCCAAAAATTACACCATCTTTTTCCTTTTCCAAACCCTTTGGTGGATCTGGTCTATCTTGCTCTTCATAGAAAGCATAAAAGGCACAGGTTTTAAATTTAAGGAAAGCAACCCAAGAAGTTAAATCTTTACTTAGCACGATGAAATCACACATTCGTTTTCTAAATTTCGTTAGAATCCTTTGGTAACCTATCCAATTGATATGGCTCATTACCTCAACTCTTTCGAAACCGAAAAGGTGATATAATTCCATCAAAGCTTCAGATGCTTCAAATACTTTTTTAACAATCTCTAGCGAAAGATCAGGATACAAATTGAGGAAATCATTTGTATGCAATCTGACCGGTTCGTAAGAACTAGGGAGTTTCACACTACTACCATTGTGTAGACCTAATGTAGGATTAGATCTGTCAACAGCTTTCGCTGAAGCAACGACTTGATCTATCGTTGGTACGGAGTTATCATTTTGACTGTTCTTAATTGACATAGTTAGACTGGTAATGAC